TTTAAACCATGTATTAAATGACAGACTTATTCTTGCATCCTGACTAGTATCTTGACGTTCCCTTACTTCATGTGCTAAACAAGATGGAAACATGACGAAACCATTTTTATTCGCCCTAAAAACTTGCTCCGATACAGACCATTGAGAACCGTAACTGTCTATATGAAAGCTACCAAGTGGCTGACGAGGATGGGATCGTATAAATGATATGTTATCTGTATCAGTAGAATTAATATACAAAACTCCGGATATTAAACTATTCGCATGATCATGTTGGTGATGCATCTGTCCATACTTAGTGGCATTTAACCATGAGTGGGTGATATACAATTTAACATCTGTTGTTGGTTTATACACCATCTGGAAAAACTCGTTTAAATATTCAGTCAGTTCGTTTTTTAGTTCCTGCAAACCCTCGTTATCCAGAACACGTATTTCACGAGTTGATTCATTATTACAGTCGTGATTCCCATTTTTAATTGGATCACTAAGATACATGTTAAAAATTTCAAGTTCCTTTTCCGTGAATTCTTTTTCACGTATGACACACCCCACGGGCGTTGGAAATATACTTTCGATTGAGAACATTACATGTATATAAACATTTAACTTTAATATACACTAGAATGAACGAATCTCTGATTTCTCAGATTCCAAATGTATTTTCCGAAGATTTGTGTAAAGATATAATCAAAAAGTTTGACGAAGATTCGCGAAAGCAAAGGGGTTATTTAGTTCAATATGATCGTAACATAGTGGACACCGAATTAAAAAACTCCACAGAGCTTTTTATTAGTAGTTATGATGATTGGAGTAATATTAATACACGAATTGCTGAATCAATCACAGAGTGTGTAAATCTATATTTAGAAGAACTATTGGAGTATTTAACCATTAAAACCAATCTCAAAGATGCACAGCGCAATGTTAATTGTATAAGTAATGGAATGTTTGATCGCGGATATGTAATTTCTAAAATAGATCAAGGTAATGGATATCCTTGGCACAATGATTCCGTTGCTACAAAAGATACACCCAGTGGGTACAGGGGGTTGTTATCTATAATAACGTATTTAAATACAATTACTGAAGGTGGTGAAACTAAGTTTATAGATGGATTTGTTGCGAAGCCAGAGGCTGGAAAATCACTAGTGTTGCCAGCTACATGGAATACCATTCATACTGGTTCTACTGTACTTACCAATGAAAGTAAATATATATGTGTATCACTTATATTTTCAAAAAGTTGAGACAGTGTGCCAGGTTTTCATGAAAAAATAAACTCTTACTATAATATAAATGTCTGGTGGTATTGCCCAACTCGTTGCCGTAGGTGCTCAGGATGTGCACCTCGTAGGCCAGCCCGAGGTCAGCTTTTTCCGATCCACCTACAAACGTCATACAAACTTCTCCCAAACTGTCGAGCGTCAGGTCATTCAGGGCAACGTCTCAAACAACGGTATGTCGACCGTTCGCTTCGAGCGCAAGGGTGATATGCTCGGGTATGTCTACCTCGTACCCAATGATGGTACCGCTACCCAAGCTTACAGTCAAGCCCAGTGGTTGACCAAAATTGACAAGGTTGAACTCCTTGTGGGGGGTCAGGTGATTGATGAGCAGGATTCTATTTACTCCACCCTCATTGCTCCCCGACTTTCTGCGACTACCGCTGCCAAATCACCTTCGGCTGACCTTGCCAATGGTGGTACCTCGTACAGGTGGTACCCTCTCAGGTTCGCTTTCTGTGAGAACTGGCAGACTGCTCTCCCACTCATTTCTCTCCAGTATCATGATGTCGAGCTCCGAATCACTTGGGGCTCCGCGGCGGCTACTGACAAGTGGGATGTCTACGCGAACTACGCGTACCTCGATACCCAGGAGCGTGAGGTGTTCGCTTCCCAGCCCCAAAACATGCTCATCACCCAAACCCAGAAGGCGGTCTCCTCCGGATCCAAGATCCAGGAGCTGAACTTCAACCACCCAGTCAAGTATTTGGCTTCTGGTAAGGCTTCTGCTATGGCGATCCTTAACGATAATAATAAGCTCAAGCTCCAAATTAACGGTACAGATGTTGCTGATTACAAATTTGCCGATCCCAACTTCTCCACCGTAACTTCGTATTATCACACTACTAACTCGTCTTTAGGAACAGCCAAGACTCTGTTCTTCTACCCATTCTGCCTCGATTCTGGTAAGCTTCAGCCTACCGGCAGCCTAAACTTCAGTCGACTTGACTCGGCTCGTATCATCAACGATAACCAAAGTGTTGGTGATGATATTTATGCTGTAAATTACAATGTCCTCCGTATTGAAAATGGTATGGGAGGTCTTTTATATTCTAACTAAATAATAACTATGTTTTGGAAGATTGTTTTCCTCCTCGCCATCGTTTTTGTATTGACGTACGATCCAAAGTCCAGGACACTTGAAAAGTTTGTCGGTCAGCCCACACCACCGACCCAAAAATCATGTGAAAATACGCATTACGAAGCCGTCCAATTTGCTCAGTCGCCATATGAATGTCCTCCCCCAGGGAGAACTACGATGGGTGTAATTACTTAAAAAGAAAAGCATAAAGATAATTATATGATTCCCGTAAATCGCGACACCCTCATGCTAGCTGCAACCATTGTATGTGCCATGGGCATTATCTTCCTCTTCAAAGAGATGAACAAGACTAAAGAGGAGATGAACTCTTTCAAGACGTTTTCGTCCCAGATTGTTAAACATCTCAGTGCACCTGTAGAACAGAAGCCCACCGAGAAACCAGAGCCAGAGCCAGAACCAGAATTAGAGACCGAAGCGCCCCGTGTGAAAGTGGCCCAAAAGGAGGAAAAGTAAGTGAATAAACATATCCTCTTATTATAACTTGCGAATGCGCAATGAAAAAGTACAAAGCGATTGCAATACCGGTTAGCTTTATCGATGGGAAACCAAGGTTTCTCACGGTTAGGGACTACCGATTCAAAGATTGGATTTTTGTCACCGGTGGGTGCAGGCGAAGAGAAATTTTCAACCCCCTTCGATGTGCCCTCAGAGAGTTAGAAGAAGAGACTCGAGGTGTAGTTTCCCTCAAGAATGGTGAATATACTGAGTTCAAATTTACTGTCAAAGAAAGTCCCACAGTGGATCTTGAATACAATGTCTTTATATTCTTCGTGAATTACACAAGATCTGAGCAACATACACAGATCAAAAAGTTTTACGAAGAGAAGCACAAAACAAATCTAAAAAAAATGCTGAAGCAACCAATTAGAAAGACGTATGATGAAAATGATTTCATGAGTTATGATACTCTTGATGAATTTAACACACGTAAGCGATGGAAGCTTATTATAGATAATGTAATCAATAATCCTCAATTTTATGCATGTGTAAGTTCTTTTAATAGAAAAACCTTTTCTATAAAATAATGAAGTCGAAGGCTTACATATTGAGGCAAATATCTGAACTATTAGAAAAAAATAGGGGTCTCTGCGAGGAAGAAATTACCCAGTGGGTCGAAGAAAATGAATCTAAGACTGTATATGAACTTTTAACTATAAAAAAGGAACTTTCTCAAGGAAAAGAATATCAAGACGTTTCTTGTATGAGGTGGTTTAGAGAATAGGATCTTTGTATAGATATGTTTAAGAGTTGGTGTGCAAAACAAAAATTTAACAATGCAACCAATCTATCACATGTGCTCATGGACGGTGGTGTCCTTTCTGTGCCATTTGATAAATTGAATGACTTCCATGAGAAGTATATTGAGGCTGTAAAGTCTGGGGAGAGACTTTACGTTGTCGAACAAAAAAGTGAAGTGTATAACTTTTTTGTGGACATCGACTACAAAGATGACACGGCATTAGAACTGGATGATATCAAGAACATCTGTAAGGTCATATGTGACAAAGTCAAATCACATGGTGGTCGAAAATGTCTCATCTCGGTTTCACCCCCAAAGCAATGTGGAGACCTTGTGAAGACTGGGGTACATCTCAATTGGGAGGGATTTGTGGTAGATCAAGATTCGGCAATCGCTCTAAGAGAACACATTCTCGTGGCACTTTCGAAGATTGAACATAGGATCAGAGATTGGAATGACATCATAGATGTTGCTGTATATGGCAATGCCTCACGAAAAACACGGGGAAGTGGGTTTCGTATGCCATGGTCCTATAAAAAGGCGAAGCATGATGTATGTGACGGTCAGGGTTGCTCTGAATGTGAAAAGGGGAAGGTGGATCAACTCGCATATCTCCCAATCTTCGTGTATCAGCCGGGTCCCCCACTGAGTGCCATTTTACAGATTGGACAGGAACCGACGTTGGAAATTCTCAAAATGGCAATCGTGCGAACCAATGAACCCCAGCTAATTCATGTAGAACCTCCATCAACGAAATTTAAAGAGGGGTCTTTTACGAGCTCACAGACAAAAGATGAAGTCCGTGACGATGTATTGAGGGGTATGATTGAAGAGTTTGTTCGAAAAAATATGGAGGGGCAGTCAAATGCATATATACCCAAACTTTTCAAGAAGAAGGATACCTATCTCGCCCAAACAACTTCAAAATATTGTGAAAATCTCAAGAGAGAACATGGATCCAATCATGTATGGTTTATCGTGAGCGGACAGGCAATCATTCAAAAGTGTTTTTGTCTTTGTGAAACACTCAGGGGGCGTCGTGATGGGTTTTGTAAAGACTTTTGTGGTAGGAGATATCAATTACCACCCAACATTGTTCAGCGATTGTATCCCGAAAAGGGGGATATCGAAAAGTGTCCAGAAATTAAAACAAGGGTTCCGAAACCAGAGGTAAAGTGTGGTGATGTGAGAAAGCCCCTCGAAGTATTCATCAAGGCGTACATGAATGATTCAAATGACTTACAGATTTTGAACATCACCAAAAAGGGAAAGAACTTCTTAGCATTGTCAAATTCCAAGTACTGTGAGATGATCGGCGGAGTCCATGAGAATTCTGTCATGTCGTACGAAATAAAAAAATGCAGTGAAATCAAGCAATTATGCCCTATTTGTAAAAAAAATACAGCTAGAACACATCGTCTAACTCACAATATTATAAAGATACTTAAACAGTAATTGCTATGGTATTTAAAATGATCACCCGTACTCGCGCTGGTCGTAAGATAAAGAAGCCCGAACTGTTCCAACCCACTGAAAATGACCTTGTAGATGATTATTCCCCCGATGAACATGACACTGATATCGACTCGGAAATCGATACAGAAGAAGAGTGTTATTCTGACGAAAGTGAATCGGAAGATGACAGCGATGCCGATGATGATGGAAATTTAAAAGGTTTCGTTGTAGATGATGAGAGTGAGTCAGAAGATGCTTAAAAAAAACAGAATCTATAATAGAAAATGGAAACTGATATAGGTAATCCTATCGAGTATATTCCCACCATTGAGAAGGAAGAAGAACCTGCACAGGAGGAACAACCATATTATATGGAATATCCTATGCAGCCACCAATAATGCACCCACCACCTGAAAAAAAATTCGATTTATTTGAAAATGTAGAAAAATCTACATGGATTATAGCCTTCGCAGTCTTCCTTTTAGGCTTTTTCATGGGGAAAACCATGCAACCAGTGATCCTCAGGTACACTTGAGTATGGTACAAATGTACCAATATCTCCGTAGATGGGTCTAATTTCACCAGAAGCATCTAACTTTATCAATTGAGTTGGATATCTTGGATTTATGAACGCATCCTCTGTATCTTCTATAAATCCAGCCGTAGTACTAGCAATAACTTTAGATTCTGTTTTGTTTTTTAATTCAAAAGTAGGGTTAAAAAACAAAATAAAAAAAGCACTTACCAAGATTATCGTAACAATAATCTTGATCATTTGTTTATTATATGATTATATTATTTACGCAGACGAAACCTCGGGTTCGCCCTCTTCTTCTTGGATCTCTCCCATCTTTCCATCAGTCGAAGCCTCGGCATCGCGCTGCTTTTGACGATCCTCCATTTCCTTAGCGACGATGGTGTCAGCCTCCTTGACGAGATCTTCCATGTTCGCATCAGGCTTTTCCTTCTTGAGACGCTCCAAAACATCCGCTGGGTGGGAGATAGGGGGTTCATCAGGCTTGGTGTAAAACTTGGAGTTCTCATCACCAGGGACGTACTGATTCGCACCAGCAATCATACCCGCCTTGCGCTCCTGGAACATGCGAGCGGCCTGAGCCTGGTTCTCTTTGTAACCAGCCATGATTTCCTCGAGTTTCTCGTTGGTGTAATGAACATCCTCAATCTTGGTTGGATCTGGGGGAATTAGGAGCCACTTGTACATATCAACCACGTATATGTCGAAGG